CGCGTGCCGTATTCCATCCAATGCCAGAACGGCGAGCCGACGTAGACGCGGACCTTCGACTCGTCGGCGGTCGCGGCGACGCTCGGGTGATAGCTCTTCTGCATCGTGCCGACGTTGACCGGCACAAAGGACGGGATCGCGGCGGCGATTGCGTCGGCGGCCGGCCGTAGCCCCAGCTGCCCGAGCCGCTCGACGGTTTCGACGGCGCCGGGCGCCTGCACGAAGACGGTGCGGCCCTTCGGCATTACGGCAGCGCCTCCCACGACGCGCCCCACCATTGCGCGCGCGTGCCGTCGTCGAGCACGACGTGCTCGAACGAGGCCCACGCATCCGACGGCGTCGGCTCGACGGGCGGCTGCGCCGTACGCAGCTCGTCGAGGTCGGCGGGGATTCGGCTGCCGGCCGGCGTGAAGTAGCCCGGCTCGCCAGCGGTCGCCCCCGTCGCGAGGCTCGGCGGCGGCGCCGGCGACGAGCTCGAGCGCCCGTAGTCGGTCCGGCGTGCGACGAGCTCGACGTGCGCGAGCCCGGTTAGCGGCGACACGGCGCGCACGGCGTCGCCTTCGAGCTCGAGCAGCTCGTCGCTCGAGGTGAGCCGGACCGCGTCCCACCCGGTGAGCGGCACGCCGTCGGCGAGGAAGACGCGGTAGGTCGTGATTTGCACGGCGCCGTCGCTCGTTTCGCGCGAGCCGGCCGTCTGCACTTCGCAGTAGACGCCGGCCTCGACGGTTTCGACGACCGGCTGCTCGCCGGCGTCGTCGGCGTCTTCGTCGTAGACGCGGCGCACGAGCTCGCACGGGACCGTCAAGAGCTCGGTGAAGGCGACGCCGCTCACGTTAGCGCCTCTTTCGCGGGCAGCTCGGCGACGCGCACGACGTCGTCGTCGACGGCGACGCCGTAGAGGTTGTCGAGGTCACGCTGCCACCAATCGACCGGCCAGTCGCCGACGCCCCACGGCGACACGTCGAGGTCATAGACGCGCGTATGCATCGGCGCCCACGGCTCGAGCTGCTCGGCGAGGTCGCCGAGCACGAGCACGACGTTGTCGAAGGTGAGCGGCGACGCTAGCCGGTAGCTGTAGCTGCCGATTGTCTCGCCGAGCACGGCGCCGGCCTTCGTCAATGCGGCGCCGGCGAAGCGGGCGGCGAGCGCGAGCCCGACGGCGTGCACCGGCGGCGGCACCGGGTCGGGTACCGCTGCCGGCCAGACGTAGGCTTCGATTGCGATTTGCACGAGCGCCGATACGCGCTCGGCCTCTTCCTGCGTTAGCCCGAGCAGCGCGACGAGCTCGTCGGGCGACACGACGACCGGGGATACCGGCGGCGTCGACACTTAGCCGGCGTCCTCCTCCGAGCTCGAGCTCGCCGTCGTGCTCGAGCTCTTCGTCTTCGAGCTCGAGCGTTTCGGCTTCGGCTTCGCCGGCGGCTGCTCGAGCTCGGCCTTGCGCCGGCGGGCGGCGAGGATTCGACGACGACCACCATGCGCCATCGTCACGCCGTCCACTTCGCCGTCTTGAACGCGCCGCCGGTGCCGAGCGGCGTGCCGATTGCGACGCCGAGCCGCATGTAGGCGCGCATCGCGATCAAGTCGTCCTGAAAGGCGTTCGCGATGATCGCGCCGGCGCCGTCCTGCAAGATCGCCGAATCGGAGAGGTCGAAGCGAATGTCTTGCCGGATGCCGATAACGAGGTAGTTCCAGTCGCCGACGATTGCGTCGCCGTCGGTTGCGTCCCACGTCGCGCCCTGCTCGACGGGCAGCCCGTAGATTTGATTCGCCGGCGCCGATTCCGGCGTCACCATGAGGTCTTGGTAGACCTTGCGCAGCGCGACGCCGATTGCCGGCCCGGCGGCGATGCCGTCAGGGGTGAGCCCGTCGGCCTCGAGCAGCGCCATCGCGCCGCTTAGCGCGCCGAGCGGGTCGTCGGGCGATCCGACGTCGGGCGGCGGCGTGCCGGCGACGCCGTCGGCCGGGAACGAGGCCGGCTCGCCGTTGCCGAAGAGCACGGCGTCGTCGATCACCTCGGCCATGCTCGAGGCGATGAGCGGCCGCACCTGGTCCCAGACCGGGAAGCCGGCGTCGTCGACGAAAGCCGACGGGATCGCGAGCGCGCACGCGAGCTCTTCGGGGACGATTTGCTGCGCCGACCATTCGACTTTCGTCGCCGGCTTGCGGCCGCCCATGCGCGGATTCGTCCAGCCGGCGACGGGAAGCGCCGACACGACCGGAAGCGACGCGAGCCCTTCCGGCATGCGGAGCGTCGTGCCGAGCGCGAGCGCGGCGCTCGTCTTCGTGACGACGTCGAGTAGCTCGGTCGCGACGCTCGTCGGGATGAGCGAGTCGTAATCGGTTGCCATAGCGCGGGACCTCCTAAGAGTCGGGGGTGATTCGACTTAGGCGTCCCGCGCCCGGCGGGATTGAGCGGCGAGCTCGTCGGCCGCGCCCGGCTGCACCGGCGGCTCGTCTAGGCGCGAGGTTAGCTCGCGCGTCGGCGGCCCGTCAAAGGATCGCGCGCCAGAGTGTGACGACGAGCCAGACGCAAACGCTTCCGAGCACGACGAGCACGAGCACGCCGACGAGCCAGCCGAGCCAGCCGACGAGCCCGACCGGGCGCCGCGTCACGAGCCGCGTCGAGCGGCCTTGCGTAGCCACGCCGAGCCGTCGACGTCGGCGCTCTTCGCGCCGCCCGGCGAGGTGCGCGCGCCTTGCGAGCGCACGCCGACGCGGCCGTCGCCGGCGTCGCCGTTCGCCGCTGCGAGGTAGCTCTTCGTCGCGACGAGCTCGTCGACGCGCTTGCCGAGCTCGAGCTCGCGCTCGCCGTCGTCGAGCTCGAGCAGGTCGTCGAGCTCGAGGTAGCGCAGCGCGTCGGCGGGGTCGCGGAGTTTGCCGGCGGCGGCGGCGCGCAGCTCGGCCTCGAGCAGCCGGCGGCCGTGCTCGGCCTCGGCCGTCTGCCGGCCTCGAGCCTCGGCCTCGGCGACGGCGCGCTCTTGGTCGCTGAGCGACGCGCGCTTGAGCTGCTCGAGCTCGAGCTCGGCCTTGCGCAGCCGGCGCCGGTAGTCGCCGGCCTCGGTCTTGAGCGCGTCCATCGTCTTACGGGCGGCGGCGGGATCGGTGCGAATCGCCTCGAGCTCGTCGTCGGAGCTCGAGCTCGAGCTCGAGCCGTCGTCGTCGCCGGCGTCGTCGGCCGGCGGTGTCGTCGTCGTGTCGTCGTCGTCGGGCATGCCGGTCCTTTCCTAGAACGGGATATCGGAGTCGTCGAAGCTGTAGTCCTCGCCGGCGTCGTCGAGCGACGGCTCGACGCCGCACCGGTCGCCGTCGTGCCAGGGGATCGAGTCGGCGTCGTCGTAGACGTTGTCGGCGATGGTCGAGCACCACGAGCACGCGCCGGGGCCGAGCGACTTGACCCAGCCGTGCACCTCGAGCCCGCTCGACTTCGCGCCTTCGTCGAGGCCGACGCGCTGCGCCGCTTGAAGGTCGTTCGAGCTGAGCGCGCCGGCGTAGCTCGCGGCCGCCTGCATCGCGGCCGGCACGAGCTCGCCTTCGTCGACGAGCGCGCGCGCGCGGAGTACCGGCGCGACGAGCGAGCGCGAGTCGGGCTCGACGAGCACGCCGGCTTTCAAGAGCGCGGCCTCGACGTCGGTCGGCCGGCGCGGCACGAGCCGGCGGCCTCGAGCTCGAGCTCGAGCGGCGGCGATGACGCGGATATAGCCGGCGGCGGTGTCGCCGGCCGCATGCTGCCCGCCGGCGACGACCGGGTAGGCGCCGTCGACGTAGTCGGCGAGCGCCGGCTCGCCGAGGTCGGGCATCGCGCCGAGCAGGATGCCGAGCGTGCGCTTGACGCCGTCCTGTATCGCCGTCTGCCGGGCGAGGTGTTGCGCGTCGAGCAGGCTGCGCGGCGGCACGTTAGGCGCCGGCCGGCGCCGGCGGGCCCGGCGGCTGCGCGGCGAGCGCGGCGGCGGCGGCGAGCTGCTCGGCGCGCGACTGCACGCGCATACGTTGAATCGCCTGCGGCGAGTAGCCGAGGAAGGTCCAGACGGCCTCTTGCGGCACGCCGACGGCCTGTAGCTTCGTCGCCGCGTCGGCGACGACGGCGGGATTGCGACGCTCGGGGGTATGCCAGAGGACCTCGAGCGCGAGGTCGCCTGCGAGCTCGGCGTCGCCGGCGGCGAGCGACGCGACGCGGATGACCTGTTGCCACGACTCGCCGAAGCTGAGCATGCGGTCGAGGCACTTCGTCACGAGCCCCGTTTCCGAGGTGACGAGCGACTCGGCGCTCGGCGGGTTCGCGAGGTCCGACTGCACGAAGTAGTAGCTCGGCACGCGCGACACGGCGGCGAGCTCGGCGATTTCGTCGTCGATAGCGCGAAGGTATTGCCCGATTTCGCCTGCGGGGAAGGCGCCGAACTTGGTTTCGTAGTCCTCGCTGACCCAGACGCGCATCGGGCCCGTCTTGAGCTGCCCCGTCTTCGGCTGCCCCGTCGTCGG